ATACCATACCGGAGTTGTTTGGGTCCGACCCCGAGCTTGTCAAGGCTATCTCCCGCCGATTCAAGGTGACCACCTTCTTGCCCTCGAGCCACCCCTTCAGCCCTATGAGACTTGCGAACTCACCCACTACGAGCGATTCCTCCACTCAGCCTTTCGTCCCTCCTCCTCTTCGCCGTCAGAACGCAGTCATTCTTACTCAAGACAGTTTTCCATGGAACGGTAGTGATAATGAAGGAGAACCCGTTGAGGTTCATGAACCGATGAGTCTTGACACAGTGTAAGTATAGATGACGAGTAAAAGTGTGTAATTGTCCAGAGTCCAATAAAAATTAATATAAATAAACATGTGGTTCTACTGAAATAGCTTATTTCAGCCAACATGGCAGACAATCTGGCAACATATCGTCGTAGGCGATCTAGCAAACAGCGCCGTGTCGGTCGTGCATCATCCTCAGTCCCGTCTCTTCTTTCTTCCAAATCGTTCTCTCCCGAGCTCAAATACGTCGATACCACCACCACCATTCAAGACATGACCACTACACCCGTCATTACTCTCTTGAACGGATGTGCTCCTGGCACTGGTTCCACCAACCGCATTGGACGTCGCGTTCTCGTCAAGTCCGTGCAATTAAGTGGCTATGCAAACGCGTCTACTGCCACTGTTACAGCTCCTTGTAGGTGGGCTATTGTCGTTGATCGACAACCAAATGGAGTAGCATTCACATTTGGAGACTGCTGGGATTCGGCCATTGCCGATACATTGCGCAACCCCAACAATCTTCAGCGGTTTCAAATCATTCATGATACTGGGGTGTTTGGCGTCATTGGTTCAACCCAGCCGGCTCCTGCTATTGCTGCTACTTCTTCTTCTCTTGTCCCTTTCCACTTGTACAAGAAACTTAACATTCCAGTCCAGTTCAACTCAGGTACGGCAGGTAACGTTGCCGATATTCAGACCAACGCCATTTTTCTTGTCACATGGGGAAGTCAGGCAGGTTTGAATGGTGCAGATTTCACATCTAGGATTCGTGTCAGATTTGCTGACGAATAAAGTTGTACAAAGTTGTTAATAGACATTACTAAAAGACCAGTCCATTCAAATTTTGCTATATAATAAACCCAACATACACCCGTTCCGGGTTAAATGGATCTCACACAACTCTTTGATACCGAGTCTTCAGTTCAACAATCTCCATACATGGCACGTTACAGCAAGTGGTCTTCTGGTGGTCCTGGTGGTGTTCGTGCGCGTGCGTCTGGCAGGATGAAGGCTGCCGGCAAGAAGGCCCGTAGTGAACTTCGCAAGGATGCTCTGGCTTTGGCTGCTCTGGCTACTGTGGGTGATGCTCCTTCTACTTATCGCACAGGTGGACTCTCTCTTCGGTCTGTCGGTGGCAGAGAGCTCAACTTCAATGATGAGAGTGTCACCAATTTTGCTGCTGCTTCGTTGACACTCCTCAATGGGTTGGTACCAGGTTCTGGTGCCAATGAGCGCGTTGGCCGCAAGATCACAATCAAGAGCATTCAGGTCCAGGGCTACATCGGTGTAGCCACGAATGATGATATCACTCGTCTCTCACTTGTGGTCGACACTCAAGCCAATGCAAGTAACCCCGCCATCACCGACATCTACACCAGCTCCAATCCTGCTGCTCTTCGAGAGATCAGCAACATGCCACGTTTCAAGGTACTTTGGGACAGTGGCCCTATCGGTCAAGTCGTCACGTCAGACTCTGAAATCTGTACGTTTGATGCGTACAAGCGTGTGAACATCGGTACCCAGTACAACGCCGGTGTAGCCGGCTCTATTGCTGACATTCAGACCAATTCTGTGTTTTTGGTCGTCCGCAATCTTGGTACTGGTACGACCACTGGACGTCTTGACGTCCGCATCCGGTACGACGACTGATTCCCGCGTTTTTTGTCCATCTGTGTTTTTTGTCTGCTTTCTTACCTATGTAAATACATGCATTAATAAATAGCGAGTGTTAACAAGCAAAAAAAATCCTTTCCAATGAGTACAAACATGACATACTAAGCACATACTAAGCATACTAAGTAGCTACTAAGTACATACTAAGTAGCTATCGAATTCTCAGATTCGAACTCTGCACTATATACTAAGTATCTATTAAAAAAAAATAGGTCCAACATGGACATGGTGACCAATAAATGGGGCCTATATTTGACACCGGGGTGGTGAATATAGAATATTGGCGATTCTCTTAAGAATCCTCACCCCAGCTACCAGCGGTAGACTTAAGCATAAGTAGGAACAACCTCTGACTACCACTAAGTAGCAAACATACTAAGTATATACTTAATTACTACACACTAAGTATCTCTTCGGATGGGGGGCCTCAACCCCCCCCTGACGTGCACTAACCCCGGCCTAGAGGGGAGCGAGGAACGCAGTGACGCGGCATGAAAAGAATCACGTGATAAACTCTGCACATAAGTCTGCATATATGCTTTCTGCACATAAGTCCGATCTATACTGCTTATTTTACATAACGTACTTGATCATCAAACCTTTTACTATATAAGGACGGGACCAAGGGACAGGTCAGATACAACTTTAACCAGTAGTATCTTTAGATCACGGTATGGTTTCATATACTCGTTAGTTCGGATATGAAAAGTTCTGCAAGAATCTGCAGCAATATCTGCACCAAAACATCTGCAATAATATCTGCACACACATCTGTGCAGAGGGCACTAGTAAGGGGACTTTGGTTCCCCTAGTATTACCTAGTGCCCAATGTCCGTCCGTCCCTATGTCCATACATATATCCACGTGACTTACTCCTATATAAACCCCTCTTTTCTTCGCAGAATGGCTAGTACTTCTATCGCTCAAAAGTCTCTCGAACGCTGCAAAGGGTGGTGCTTTACGCTCAATAACCCGAAGGCCTCAGACCTGAAGGACTTGAATCCAGACGACCTCGAGTACCTAGTTTACGGACGAGAGACTGCCCCGGGCACCGGCACCGAACATCTGCAAGGGTTCGTGGTCTTCAAGGATCGAAAGCGTCTGACTCAGGCCAAGGCATTGATTTCTCAACGTGCTCACGTCGAGGCTCTCCGTGGTACTGCCAAGCAAGCCAGTGACTACTGCAAGAAGGGCGAACAGTCGCATGATGAATGGAAATCTCTTGGCGTTGCCGGCCCTAACTTTGGACTCAATGCGGTGGTTGTGGAAGAAGGCGAGCTCCCTGTTCTTGGCAAGGGTGCCGCAGGGTCCATTGCATCCCTCGCCAAGTGGGAACGAACCAAGCAGCTCGCCAAGCTCGGAGACTTCGAGTCGATCGATCCAGCCCACTACGTCTCCAACTACCGGGCTCTTCAGGCGATTGCTAGTGACAATGCTCCTCGTGCTGTTGACCTCCCCGATGTATGCGGGCTATGGTATGTGGGCCCTCCTGGATCCGGTAAGTCCCACGCTGCTCGCGCTCTTGATAGTGACTACTACATTAAGCCCATTAACAAGTGGTTTGACGGATTCAATCCGCTCAAGCACAAGACTATTATTCTTGAGGATCTCGACACTACTCATGCTTCCTATATGGGCTATTTTCTCAAGATTTGGGGGGACAAGTGGTCCTTCGCCGCCGAGAAGAAGGGATCCACAATCCAGGTCCGACCGGAAAGGGTGGTGGTGACTTCCAACTATACCATACCGGAGTTGTTTGGGTCCGACCCCGAGCTTGTCAAGGCTATCTCCCGCCGATTCAAGGTGACCACCTTCTTGCCCTCGAGCCACCCCTTCAGCCCTATGAGACTTGCGAACTC